TCATCACCGATAGCGCAGCCCTCCGGCTGGTTGAGCACCTGGAGAAGCCAAGCCGACCCGCCTTTAACCGAATTGTTGGCAGCATCCATAAAAGTGGTGACCAGATCGCAAAAGCAGAGCTACTGCGACTCACTGATCAGATAATTTCCCACGCAAGTGCCATAACCGACACAACCCAAGAAGCGCTCGACTACATGACCAGGCGCTTTGCCAAATCTGAATAATCCCCTTCTGCGCGGATGAGTGGCCGTCCCTGGCCATAGGCATCAAGCCGTCTTATCGACCAGCTGCATTTCGCAGAACTTGCTGATACCGCTGTCGCTGACCATATCGTCGGCCAGCAGCTCGGCGCTGCCTTCCAGTTTCAAGTACTCGGTGCCGAACACTGACAGCGCGGACAGCAGGCCGAACTTGACGCGGCGCGGACGCAGGCTGAACGGCTCACCGGATTGCGCATCGTTGAGGCCGCTGATGTACAGCTCCAGTTCGACCTGGGAACCGTTGAGCAGCTGAATGGCTGTCGCAGCGCGTGGCGTGTAGCTGACTTTAATGCCGGCAGCGGTCACCGCCGCGCTGAGCACGATCAGGCCATGGGCCGTGGCACGGTAATCGGTGCCGGCGACCAGTGCCACGTCGGCGGCGGTCACCACGGTGATGGTCTCTACCAGGTTCGGCAGGTACTTAAAGGGCACCAGTTCGCCGATCACGCCGCCGCAGGTTTGCGGCTCTTCGACGATGGCATCGGTCGGAATGGCCGCGGCGGTGGAGCGCGTCACCCGCGCGAGGTTTTCGGCGGTGATGTCGTACATGCCGATGCTGGCGGTTACGCCGGTGATTTTCTCGTTGACGTTGCGGTTACCGCCGCCGCCCCGGTAGTTGGGCAGGGTTTTGCGGTCGCTGGTGAACGCCAGGCTGAAGCTGTCAGCGTTGCCGATATCGATCAGCGGGTCTTGGGATTGATAGGCGCGCGCGTAGATAACGCCCTCGCCAATAAAGGAGCGGTCAACTTGAGACATGGGGTAGTCCTTGAGCGTGTGGGTTATTCGACGAACGAGTTGAGCGACTCGGGCGAGCTGCCGAACGAAGTTTTCGCCGGCGCGGCGGGCTTGGCATTGGCCAGATAGCCGCGCGCCTTGGCGTGCTCGGCGACGGCCTGAGGCACGTCCTGCTCGCCCTTTTTGTAATGGGTCACTGCACCCAGGGAAAAGTTGAACGGTGTAGCGATGGTGATCGCGGGCATTACAGAATCCTCACTTGAGGGGTTGCACGTAGGTGATCTGCAGCGGCATGACGTGAGCCGCCCAGCGGCGACCCTCGCCCGGCGGCATGGGTGTTTCGGTTTGCATTTCGACGGCAATCACCCCCGGCACGATCAGCCCGCCCTTGCTGCCAGCCAACGCGACCTTGATCCCCAGTCGCGCCGCACGCAGCGTCACGGCAAAGTCGCGGCGCTTGGTGATGGCGGTGACGGTGAGGGTGACGCGCTCACGCACGCTGCCCGCGCCGATCCGCTCCAGCTCCTCGGTTTGGCCTGGCTGAATGACGATAAAGTCATCCGGCAAGGTTTCGTCGGCGGAGTCGAGTACGCGCAGCACGCTTTCCTCGAACGCCAGGGCGCCAAAGGACGGCACGGCGCCGAGGTGTTCGATCAGCTGCGCGGCAATCGCCGACTGCATATCGATGGGCATATCAGGGCACCACGTAGAAGGTGATTATCTGGCCGTCGTCGGCGGCGATGCCGTCGATATGCCAGAGCGCGCCGTCGCTCATGCGCAGAGCGCCTTTGCGGTCGAAGGGCTGCAATAGGTGGCGCTGCAGGGTGACGGTCACCGCGCTGCTGACCATGCCGCTGACCGCATCGAAGCGCTCGACCTCGCGGTCGATAATCACCTCAACACCGGTGGCCAGTACTGCGCCGGCGGCGTTCAGGTAGTCGGCGGCGCCGTCGCTGAGCCCGCGCATAACCGCGGCATCCATGGCGGCCAAGGCTTTACCGAAGCCAGCCACGATCAGCGTGTCAGCAGGATGTTGCCGCGCGGGCGGGTGCACAGGTGAAGCGGGTTGGACTGCGCTTCACCGGAAACACCCTTGCCGTACTTCATCGGCTCGAGCTTGGTGTAGTACGGCACGCCCAAGGTGTTGACCGTCTCCATGTAGTTGGCCGGGGCGAACACAGTCTTGAACAGGCCCGGCACGCCATCCGGCACCAGATAGGCATTCTCATCGCCCACGAATGGCACGCCGCCGATCTTGCCGCGGTAGCGAATCCACAGCACCCCGGCGAACTCGAACGCCTGGCGGCGATCACCGCGCAACGCCGAAGCGGCTTCGTGGTTGAGGTAGGCCTCCTTGACCGAGGGATCTGAAATCAGCGCGCTCCAGAAGTTTTTGCCGCACCAGGCAATGGCGCCGGTCCCAGTGGCGTTGCCCAGTACATCTTCCTGCAGGTCCAGCGCTTCGCCGGCGCGGACGCTGACGTCCACCGAGCCGAAGTCCATCTTCAGCTTGATTTGCTTGAGGCCGAACGTTTGGAACAGGTCAACCAGAACGCTGCCATCTTTGTCGAGCACCTGGCCCTTGATGGCGCCAATGCGGTGATATTCGTGAGTCAGGTCGATCTGGCCGCGGGCCTTGTTAGCGCGGGCGTTGACCACGTCCTGCACACCCTGCAACTCGGTGCGGCTACCGAAGGCGCGGATGCCCTGAATCTCGTCGGCCATGATGGTGAATTCTTGCGGCAGGTGCTGGCAGTTGAAGGGGATTAGCTGGCGCTTGCTGCCGATCACCACCTGGCCCGGGGCACCGCGCGGCGCAGCAGCGACCAACTCCAGCACATCGCCGTCTTTCTCGACCTGCTGGGTGACAGTGGTACTGCCCTCTTCGGTGAACAGGCCCGAGGCAGCGATCTGCCCGGGGATAGCGTGTTCTTCGTTGATGGTAGCGAGCAGCGAGGTGACGCTGAACGCATCGTCTTCAAAAATGGAAATCTCGGCCATGGTGAGGCTCCTAAAAATGACAAACCCCGCAAAGGCGGGGTTTAGGGTGTCAGGGGTGGCGGATCAGGTCAGGGGCAAACAACAATGCCCAGGCCGGCCAGATCGGCAGCGCCGGCGTCGTCGAGGCCGGTGAGCAGGCGCTCGATCACTTCGGCGTCACGCACCACGGCCAGGGCGCGAATGTCGTTGAGACTGGCGTCGACCGAGGCATACAGGATGCCGCTGGCGGCGCGGCGTCCGTCATCGGTGCCGGCGTCGTCGTAGGCGCGGTACTCGCCCAAGGCTGCGGTCACTGCAAGAGTGAAGACGTCGCCGACGATGAAATCAGCGGTGCCATCCGCCAGGGTGAAACTCAGGCCGCCGGCATCGAAAGCTGCGCCCACACTGCCCGCGCCCACCAGGCTGCCGAGCGGATCAACCACCTCGAACAGGCCGCCATTTGCCGCGACTTCGGTAATGGTCAGCACATAAATGCCGCTCACCGCGGCACTGGACGTGGTGACCGTGCCCATGACGCCATTGCCGGTGTTACCGACGTCAGCAGTGGCGATGGTGGCGTTGGCCGCGGTGATCATGGCGATCAGCGTGCCGGCGGCGAGGATGCCAGCGCCGGCGGTGATGACCACCTCGGCGCGGCTACGGGTGCCGTTTGCCTCCGAAAGGAGGAACTCACCGGCGTGGACGCCTTCGGTTTTGATGCTCATTTATGCGCTCCTTTCGAGGCTTGGGGTTTGCGGCTGGCGTAGATGGCGCCGGGGTCGACCGCGTTGCGGGTGGGCGCCGGCTGGTCATCCGGCAAGGGTGGTTTGTTGCTGATGCTGACCTTGTTGCTGGCCTCGACGATCTTGTCGAACAGCTTTACCCGTGCGGCGTCGGCGTCCAGGCCGGCGCTGATCAGCCCGAGCGCTTCGTCTGGCAACTTGGCCAACACGCACAGGTCGCGCACTGCTTTGGCACGGATCAGGTGGGCGTTGATGGCTGCCTGGCTTTTCAGGCCGCTGGCTTTGATCAGCACCGCCGTGACGTTGGCCAGGCCGGCGGCCTGGCAATCGTTGGTGAGCTGCTCGGCCAGGGCAACGGGATCGGCGGGCGGTTCTTTGATTGGGGTTGGCGCGGGTTCTGGCTCGACGATCGGAACCGGTTCGGGGGCCGGCTCGGGAGCTGGTTCGGGCTCGGGTTTATTGATCAGGTCCAGCGCCGCCTGTGGGGTGTGCTGGTAGCGGTTGAGGATCTTTGCGCGGCCGTGGCTGGCCTGCAGCTTCACGCCGGCGGTGACCTCGTCGACAAACCCGGCGGCCAGGGCTTCCGGGGCGGTCAGCCAGGTGGTGCTGGCGATCATGCGGCGCAGTTCGGTTTCGTCGATGACCAGGGTGCGGCGCAGGTAGCTGGCGACGATGCCTTCGAGCGCCTTGTCCATGATGTCGGCAACGGCGCGCAAGGCGGCGCTGTCGCCAGAGGCGACTGCCCAGGGGTTGTGGATCATAAACAGGCCGTTGGCGGCCATGACTACCCGGTGCGCGCCACAGGCGGCGACGCTGCCGGAGCTGTAACAGGCGCCATCGATGCGCGCCGTGCAGCGCTCGCCCAGACGGGCCAGTCCGTTATGGATGGCGATGCCGTCCATCAGGTCGCCGCCTATGGTGTCAAAGCCGACCACAATCGGCGAAACCCCATCGTCAACGGCATTCAGGTCGCGCATGAAATCCGCACTGGTGATGCCCCACTCGCCAATCTCGCCATAGATCAGCACCTCAATGCCCGGCGGCGCGCCTTCTGCGGCGGCGCGAATGCTGTACCAGTGCTCGGCCTGGACGGTCGAGGCGCCTGGGGCGCGGTTCATGATGCGCGGGAGCAGGACCTTGAGGTCTTGCGCGAAGGCCTGCACGCCATTGATGGCCAACGAGGCAGCCAAGGCGAGCCGGTGCTTACAGATGATGTTCATCAATCGTCCTCTTTATCGGGTGCCGGTAGCGGCGTGGGCGTGCCGGTGCGGTTGTAATTGAGCCCCAATTTCTGGGCGCGCTGGTTGTCCTGGGCGTTTTCTTCGTCGATCTCTTCGGCGTCGTAGCCAGTGCGCAAAACATGCTCGCTGCGACTATTCAGACCGCCGTTGATCTCTTTCAACTTGCCCTCCACGTCCTGTACCGGGTGGATATACGGGTGGCCTTGCGGCACCCAACGCGTGCGCAGGTAGTCGCGGCGGCGCGTGGTGTAGTCCGGCAGCGTGATAGAGCCGGCTAGCACCGCCGTATCCAGCCAGGCCGCACGTACTGGGCGGCATAGCTGGAACACGTAGACACTGAATTGCAGTTGCTCGATGCGCCGGCGGAAATCGTTGAGCAGCACCCGCAGCACGCGGTCGCTGATGTCGCCCATGTTGCCGGTCAGCAGCTCGTACGGCAGGTCCACACCGACCGCCGCGGCCTGCAATTGTTGCCGCATAAAGTCGACATAGGTGTTGCCAGCGTCTGGCGGGTCGGAGAACTGGACTTCCTCGCCCTCCCCCAACTCCTGCATCGATCCGGGCTCCAGCCCGACCAGGGGCGCGCCGTCACGGTCGGCAACCACCGGCAGGCCGGTGAGCGAATCGATGCCCGGCAAGGTTTCGCCCGATGCTTTTTTGGTGATGAAGCCGGCGAACAGGTTGGAGACCTCCTGTCTAAACAGCACCGCATCGTCGTAGCCGTCTAGCGATTTGAGTCGCAGCAGCACCGGCGCCAGGCGCGGCACCCCGCGCAACTGGCCGGCTTCGGTG